CCAGGATAGGATCTCTCCCACATACGAAAGTCAGGACCGATACTCTTACGAGTGGTGACTGAATAGGTAACAGTGGCAGTTCCAGGGTTCACAAGCCAAGTGTAATAGCCTTCTGAATTGTTAGAAACTGCATAAGTGTGTCCAGCGTTTTGGTTAGTATAAAAACGTTGGTTTATGTATTGTGGGAAATTGACTGTATGCATGCGGTCTTTCCAAGCATCAAAGATAAGCGTGGTCGAATCAGCTTTCAAATAAGTAGCTGGAGGTGCACCTGTCCCATTGTCAAAATCGTAGCATGCTGTAGTATTCTGATACATCAATTGAGATGACGCAGAAGAGAAAAACTGAGGGGTGTAAATAAAGTCGATATTGATCGACCCAGTCCATTCTCTGAAGAACCTCATAATGTCAAAGAAAGTTCTGTTGCTTGTAGAATTGCTGAAGTCTTTTTGGAAGCGTTGAGTGGCGCCTCCATTGAGACTATATTGGCCTTCGAACCAAGGTCTTTGACCCAAAGCCATAAGACCAAGTGTGGAACTCCCTGAACAAAAGTTGGAATATACTTTTGTGGTACCAGAACCAAAGTGTTGCATTTCCTCGTATTTAGCATTGGCTTCATATGGAACCTTGACAAATTTGTCTCCTTTTTTGGATTCGATCTTTTTCTCACTAGCTCTAACAAACGTGGCGGGTTGGTAGAGTTTCTTGGTGTACTTAGTAGGTTTAGTGAGAACTCCAGAAGATGTAGCAATAGGGGCCCCAAAATTGGCGACTCTGGGATTATTTCTAGGACAGAGGAACTGAGTGTGTTCATCAGGTCTATATTTAACAACAAAGTACACTGATTCGCCACTTGGAATGACAGGCTCTGCTGATAAGAGTATGAGCAATTGACCATGGGAATAAGTGTTAACAGTAGACACGACACCTTCCGTCATGCTTAGAGGATCTGGACTACAAGGAGTGAAATAGTCCTGACTAAGATAAGGGCAGTAAAAAGTGAAAGTGTTGTTGGTGGACGTGAACGTGTGAGAAAATCTAGCTGCGTTAGACGTGTCATTTGTGTAAGAAGCAAACAAGCTGTTGTTTGGTGGTTGAACGATGAAAATGAGCGGTATAGACATGAAATTGTTGCACGCCATCTCAATGCAAAAATGAGCTCCACCATGAGAAAAGTCATAATAGCCAGCTAGAACAGTGTCTGGCCTAGGAACAAATCTCTTTGGGCCGGTAGCTAGGAGATGTGTGTAGCTGGGACCATAATTGTAAGCAACAATAACACCCAGAGCTCCAGTAGTTGAATTTATCTTTTGTATGTCACAAACAGTCCAAACTCCAATAAAAGAAGCAACACTCATGTTGTCTTGAGTGTCAGAATAGTCACATGGCTCAGTAGAAACCATAGCGTCGTCGGCGACTCCTAAAGTGGAAGAATGAATAGGTGTATCAATGTTGTTTCGACGATCCAGCATACGAGGGATGAAATAGTGAGCTGGCATAATTTGTGGGGTTTTAGTTCGGTCAAAAAGATGGAAGACCATGCTAGCTCCTTCAGCGATGAGAGCTCCAAGTCCAGTTATGACATTAAAAGGAAAAACGGGTATAGCAGCCAGCGCTCCAAGAACGCCAGAAGCTACATGGGCCCCTGTGGAAATCGACTTATCCTTAGCTTCTTTCATGACATGAACTCTGGGACGCATAGATTTAGCAGTTGCACGATCTGAGCCATCGATGTTTGCTTCAGGTTGCTCATCGAAAGTTCCGATTTGGGAGAAACCAGTTGGAACGTTATCAAACACACGGTTCTTCTCAGCTTCAGGTTGAGGGGCTTTGTAAGTGTTAGTTAACTTAGCTTTTGCCATGAGATCTGAATCGTTAGACACTCCATAATTCTTCTGGGCACGAGCTTCATTATTGGTTTGGCCAGACGATGAACCTCCAATTCTAAAAGATTCTTCTGCGTCAGGTGAATCCTTTATCTCATATGAGCCAGCGTTAGCTTGGTAGGTGGTGGCATTAGGCGTAAGAAGAGGTCCTTGGCCTCTAAATCCTTTAAATGAGGCTCCAACTCTCCATTTAACTTCTGCAGTGTTATCAGTGGCTCCTGTGATAGGAGTTATCAAAGTCAGTTGGGCAACACCAAAGCAAGTGTTAAGCGCACCGCTAATATTAAGAACATCAGCAACTCTGAACCATTGCCTTGGGTGTTTGTTTTTAATAAAAACTTTAATAACTGGCGATGTAGCAGGGTTTATTATTATCTGCTTCCCGAAGCTTGTGGTGTAAGGAGGATTCGCAAAGAGTGGATCTGTGACCAATATATTTTCTCCGATACAAAGATCAAATAAGCAAGTGTTAAGTGGTGAGCAGTACAACTGTATGATAAGTTCAATTCCGTCAGCTGTAAATTGGTCATAATTAGTGAGGTTATTAACTTGAGCCATTTGCTGAGCTAAATTAGCTCCAGGAAGTCCATAAGCAAAGACTGTGTAAGGGGGGGTGGCAGAGGCAGCCACTACACCAGATCCAATATCCTGCACTCTGCTCATGATTCCTTCTACATTGAACTCAGGGAATTCCATGTGACCATCATATTTTGAAAGGGGTACCATGGCGCCAAGCCTAATGATTTCTGGTGCGTTGATTCGCTCGGTTTTAGTAGCTTGCAAAGTTTTGTCTGGGGCCACAGCTAGACTGTGAGCTTCCCATAAATCCTCTGAGCTCTCGGAAATCCAATCTTGATTCCAATTGGTGTAGTTGTCTTTGCAATGGGCTTCAAAAAGTTCAGGTTCATCGGCGAAGTATTGCTCAGCTTCTTCTTCTTCGATAATTTCAAAACCAGCGTCCTGAAGGACTTCAAGCACATCCATTCTAAAGTGTTTAACATCTAGAGCAGATGGTTCAACGAAGAAATTTCCACTATTCCGGTCCATAAGGTATGATTCATAGGAGTCAGGAATGAGGGCAACTCCATTTTTCTTGAGTATAGAGTTGTAAATGAATCGGAGTTCTTCATATTCCTCACGACCCCTGACTGATGCCTCTCTAAGAGCGCATTCAAATGAGAGTTTTGCGGCTTTCTTGGGGTCAAGTATTGCTGAAACGTAACGTGGAATCTCTTCTACAGTCTCTCTGTCAAGAGGACCATCACAGTAATAGTCACTCTGGTATCTCCAAGCTCTACCGAGGAATCTGAGCTCTTCGATGGACATGTAAGGTTCAGTTATTTCTTTGGTTTTGGACGGGTGGGTCATGTTGAAGCCACACTTTTTAAGTGCGGTTTGCATAGTGATCATGTTGACAAAGGTGACAGAGGGGTGAACAGTAAGAACAAAATCATCTCCGAAGGAAGTCAGTTTGAAGAATACAGAAAAAGTCCTGGCATCGAAAGGCACGCCTTTAGTCTCATAAATTTCGGAAATGGAGGAATAGACAGCAAGAGCGAGAACTATGCTGTTAAATTGAGCCGTCCAAGGGTGACCTGTGGGGATTCCTTCATCAATCCTCCATGAGTAATTCAAAGCGAATTCTTTTCTGTCGAAGACCGCTAAAAGAAGGTTAAGTCTAATAGTGTTGATTTCATCATTCGTTGTTTTAAGCCACTTCATGATTGTAGTGATGGCAGCCAAAATGAAGGTTCTTGAAACACTTCGGTCATAACCCTTCATGTCTCCTGCAACAATATTCCATTTTTGTTTATCACCTCTAAGCCTGAGAGCATTTCCTCTCATAGCCCACCTACTGGGGTCAAGTGGGTTAATTCCAACAGCAATAATACCTGAGTCACTTTCGGCTGCTATACACGACGTCGGAGCAGCGAAATATTTCCGGAAGACAGTGGTGAATTGAAAAGGGTAGCATTTCGTCGGTCTTGTAATTCCAGCTTCAACTTTTGCAATGGATCTAGTCTCGTCTTTTAAATAATTGGCAACTGGCATAGGTTCTTCAAACTCTCCGAATTGAATCTCCCAGTCTAAGCGTTTATGGTCAACAGCGTCTTCGACTAAAGCAACTGCTCTATGATACATCGTCTCTAATTTATCCATAGAATCTCTGAGAGCGTCGGTGGGGATCCAAATCTCACCCTCACGAATGACAAGTGATTTCTTAGAAACAATTCCATTGTAGATGTATGGTATACCAGCAGAGGTTGAATAATCTGGGGCCTTCAAATTCATGGAAGCATCGCCATTAAAGTTTTGAGTCTCAGTGATAATATAATCAGATTCACAGACAGGAAGGAGGTCGGATATGGCAACTGTAGCTCGTCTTATGTGATAGTTGATTGGGATTTTAGGAACCTCAGTCATATCTTGAATGCAGAGCTCCATCGGACGAACAATTTTGCCATTGACTTCTATAGGAGTGAGAGCAGCTGGGATCTTTTTAGCTGGACCAAAAACTTGCGTCAAATCCAAATTGTAAATGTTGAGCGATAATTTGGTTTTATCAGAGAGTCTGACTGGAATAGGTTCTTTTGTGACATTGTATGCACTGCTTCCAAAACGAATCTCCTCTTTTGCATTAGCTCTGTATTCTTCTGGTGGGTACAAAGCACTCATTATATCTTCATAAGTGACTATTTGCCATGAAGCTCTATTGGCATTTTCTTCTGGCTTCTTCGGCTTACCAGCATTGTGAATACCTAAAATGTTACCTCTGACAGAATTGTTATTAACAACGATTGGGAGACCACAATCGCCTTTGGCCATATGAACTGGAATACGAATAAGAAACTCCGTATCCATGGTGTAAAGGGAACCTACATTATAAGATAAATCACCAACCTTAACAGCGTTTGTGGTTGTGTTCCATTCTAGTCCACCACCTCCTTTTGGAGCAAGGTAGCTGACGTTCGACAAGTTATAGTCAAGTGATGAAGAATGGATAAAAGAGTTTATAATGTCTTTAGCTGCTGGGAAGTTTGGATCATTAATCGTGACGAATGCTATGTCTCTAGTTTCAGCAACTAATATTTCATCTTTTCCAATTCTAGCAGTGGTTTGGTGTTGCTTACCATCTTTTGTGGTCCTGAAAACTGTGAAGTTGTGTTTACCTTCACTGTCAAGGCGATCCAAAGTAAAGAAATGAGCTGGGAGGAGAAGAGTTTTGTGTTTGACAAAAATGCCAAACATGGTGCAATTGGTTCCTTTAATGAAAGCCAAGTTGTTTTCAACTTGGGTTCTAGCAGTATCCGCATTCGAAGTGGAAGCAGCGTGAGCTTGATTGGCGAGCTTTTTAAATCTCGCTACAGTATACTTTTTGTTGGGTTTCTTATGGCCTTGCTTCTGTTCACCAGAATGATACATGTTAGCCTCAAAACCATTGGTGTCATCAGAGTTGGCCTCCATAGGTTCTTCTGCTTTGGACCAGCGATAAGCGTGTATAGCAACACAAGCCATGGCTACTATTGAAATTCCAAACGTAAGGTAACCAATTGGCCCTGAAAAATAGCTTGGTTTTTCACTGAATTTCTTAAGGATGTCTTCAAAGGCTGGTTCTAAGTTGTTTGATACTACACTAGGAGTGATGGGAGCTCGTGCAGTGGTGTAAACCTTGTCAATACCATGTTCAAACTTGCGATTTCTCGCAGCTTCTAGAGTGGTTTTGCTGGTTTCAATTTTGATGTCTTCTAGAAGTTGATAGTACTTGTCTTCGTGTTCAAAATATTTTTGGACCATGTAGTCAACTAAAGCTGTCTGATCAGCCCTAAAAATCTTAGCAATCCTACCTCCCGACATGCTACTAAGGTCAGTGACTCCAACATCATATTCATTGATATTGATTTTATTAGCCCAAACATTGACTCTGTTGAAGAAGGCATTTTTGTTGATCATGTTTGAGGTTGACGTAGGATTATCAGTATTGGAGTTTGAGATAACATATCTAGCGTTGTTAAAAAGGCCTTCATTCTTCCTTTGCGGATCAGCGACATCCATTGGGGTTCTGATGTCACCAAGCATCCTTAAGAGGGTTTCCATAAGATTGTTCCTGGCAGAAGCCTCAGCTATTTGGCCGAGTTCCTCAATAATAATAATCTTCTCATTATGATATTGGTCATGATAAAGGGCTGAATTGTTCGGCATAATGTAGATATCTTTATCATCCCATCCATGCATTTCACAAAGCTGCTTAGCAATAGAAGCGCAACTTCTAGTTTTGCCTACTCCAGACTCTCCATAGGTGTAACAAAACACTGCTCTAGGTTGGATGAGCTTTCGGTTTCTCTTTGAAAGAAGTGAGATCGTGTAGGCTTCGACGCTTTTTCGGAGGAACTTAATGCTATCACTGCTGAAATTCTTTGATATATTTGGGAAGTTCTTCATAAGATCGTCCAATTCGATTTGGATCCGCATAAGTTGACCCAATTTGTGTTCAGTTTTGTTATCAGCATCCTTGATAAAAATATAAGCTTCCTTTATTCCCTGGAATCGTTTCTCAAAGGCCTCTCTTTCACTAGGGAAAGTAAAGCCGAAAACATTAGTTGCGATCCAAGTGAAGGATTTGCAAACGACATCGAGAATCCAGAGAAGAAAGTCTTTTAGAGTGCGAACAGCAGCCCCAAATATCGTTATATTCTTACACCATTCTATGAAGGTTTTAAGATCAAAACCATATCCCTTAAGACCAGTGAGCATAGATTCATACATAGCTCCAAGAGATTCAGCTATTTGTAAATTGGATATCCATTCAGGAGTCCAGGCGTTCGCTTGATATGAATCATCTTCTGCGTTAGCCATCCATTTGTTGTAGTACGATTTGATATTACCACCGATCTTAAATAAACCAAGACCAGTGATATACAAAGACCAAAGAGACCAAAATTCTTTATTACTTTCAACAAATGCCATTTGGAGCATAAAATTGGCTGTATGGAAGAAACTGTCAAATAGTTCATAATGTTCAGCAGCCAAAGTACCCATGTAGACATCTTTAAGGAGTTTAATCGTTTCATTAACTTTGTCTTTAACGTAAGTAGTGGCACCAGAGGCTTTCTCTTTAATGCTATCAACCATTCCAGAAAAAGTCCAGAAAGACTTGTTTCTCTTTTCAACTTTCTGTGCATCGCTCTCTTTCTTTCGGTTGGTTATGTCCTCGTATTCATCATCATCATCTATAATCTGAGCCCTCTCATCGTCTCTAGACACTATTTGTTCAGATTCAAGTTCAACAGGAGCTTTTCGTAGGGCAGCTCCATTAGCGTCTGACTCATCTTCAGATGAAACAATTCTATTCAAGATTTGCTCCATGTTGTTGGGGTCAACCATTTGCTCAGCTTCTCGTTCTGTAGTTTCAGGGGTGACAAAAGTAGAGGAACTAGCTTCTGAAGACGGAGCTTGGCTATGGTTTTTCCTATTTTTTGGAGTTCCAGCATTAGCGTGCCATTCAAACTTAGTCTTAGGTTTGTAGGCCATTTCATAGTAATCGTTTGTGTAAGAAAGTTTCGGGAAATAATCGATGACTGGAATTTGTGGGTTGTTCCATTCGATGCGCCAATGATCTTTGGGAACTGCATCTATGATGGAATGAGCTTTAGCAACTAGATAGGTATACATAAGTCCTATTGACCTCGGATCAAGATCTGGGTGAAACTTGATAATATGCATGGGGTCGACTTTGAGTATCTCTGCGACTGTGTCGTAAGTGACAAGATGACAAGCAGCTCGAAGCAATGAATTAAGACCCTTCATTTGCAATGAATTGTCCTGGTCGTAAATAGTAGAAAAGTAAATTTTCCAAGCTTCATGATCTTTGCGGTAGGTGAGTTTTTGGTGCCATCTCATGGCCTGAACCATCGTGGTGTCAGCAGTGTAAGCGGGTTGGTCTCTGAAACATTCTGGTATGGTATCCCAAAATGTGTAAAAAACAGAAGTTTTAAAATCTATGTTCAGGACTTTAGCTGGATCTATGTCTTCTCCTGCATTAGCACTCCATTCATCAACTTCGAAGAATTCTGTGAGCTGAATAGGACTGAAGAGTAATTGCGGTTCAACCACATCCTCTATTTCAATGTCAATAAGGTTCGTATCGTCTTGTGTTAGGTGTTCAACGATGCGAGGTTTTCGCTTAGGTATATAAATGTGCTCAACACTCTGCTTGAAAGCAGCTGGCAACTTAAGAGTAGGTTGCTTATCAAGGTAAGTGAAAATGTCACGTTTATCTTCTTCTGGTTGGTATTCTGGGGTGGTGTCATCTGGCTCAATGAAGTCAAACAAGCTTTCAGTGGAGGATAAGTCTCTATAAATTTCTGAATAATCTTTGGGTTTATTCTCACATCCAAGCTTGATTTTGCGTTCAAACTTGGGTAGTTGGGGTCTGTCAGCCACAAGCTGTTCATCTCTTCTTAGATGTCCTTTGTTTCGAGCAGCAAGCTGGTTGGGCTTAAGTCCAATAGATTTGTACTTAAACCTACTGAATTCTCTAACGTCGTCAGGAGTGAGCTCTTTGTTTTCATCAATAGTGGGCAAATCATCTTCTTGATCAGTTTCAAGTTCGACTTTGGCAAGGCGATCGATGATAGTTTTCATAGCTTGGAAGGTTTTACCTCGCAATCTATTAAAAAGTTTTATGTAATCAACAACTTTGTCTTCTGTGAGGCCAGCAAAGTCATTTTCCGAATCATTTTGTGGTTGATCAACTGGTTTAGCATGTGCTTCGTATGCAAGGTCGCTTTCACGGCGTTGTCTCTCAAGGTATCTCTGGCGTCTGGCTTCTGTTCTTTGAATAGTTTTGTATCTGTTCCTATTGGTCTTTATCTGGGCGTGGGTGGATTTATGGGGAGTGAACGAGTCAATAAATCCTTGGAAATCTGGTTCAGGTAAAGGTCGTTTAGAAGGGGTGTAGCCGAGAGGAGGGAAATCATTAATGTTGATAGAAAGTCCAGTTGATTGTTGGGTGTTGTTTTTTCCGTCATTACAGGATGTACGGAGTCCATGTGTGTAATTGTTCCAATTCATTTTTGAAGGAGAAATACTAAATTAATACACCGGCTATCAGAAGTAGCGAGTGGTTCTTGGATTGCGCCGCAGTGAAGGAGAGCAAGCCAATAATAAATGCTAAATTTGTTTGATTGAGAATTTGGGTAAGACTTCAAGGATTATATCCCACAAAGTAAAAACAATTGTATGAAAACTCAAAGTATTCTAAAAAGAACTTCTACC